AAATTTTATCTCCAGATAATAAATTATGATTAGATATTTCCAAAATTGTAGTTGATCCTGTTCCTGCAGTGATAACATTTCTTTTTGTATTTGTAGACGTAATTGTATAATTCGGAAAACCAGAAGTAGTCACGTATAAATATTTTCCCTCATTATCAATATAAGTATTTTGGACTCCTCCATTTATATTTGATATATCAGTAAAATTTGGAGAATCGGCTTTAGTAATTTTTTTCTTAATTTTTATTATATTTGAAATGTCTATATTTGGTAATGATTCTATAATAATCGTGGTTGATGATTCGATAGTTTTAACTATAGCATCAATATCTACATTTAATACATTAGAAATATAAATTTGATCATTTTTATTAAATTTAACGCTGTCTTTTAATATTATTCTATAATTGTTATTGCTAATTAATGAAATTGAATTTATATTATGATATGTTGGTATATTGTAAATCCAACTATCAAATTTTATATTTCCTGATAAGTTTTTCCCAAAAGAACTGAGTGATACTTTGTCTCCAATTTTTAATCCAGAAGAAGTTTTAGTATCAATTTTATCAATTACACTAATAACTCTAAATTCATTTAATGATGTATCTGATTGATCATATGAATATGCTAATTTTTTTTCATAAATAAAATCTCCAAAATTTAAATTTTGACTAATCCCAGAAACATTTAAAAATTGAGTGCTTGTTTTGTCTGTATAATTTAAAGTTAATTCGGTCAAATTTGATTTTTTAGCAATAATTGTTCCTGACTGTGAAAATCCAACTGTGGAATCGACAGTAATTGTATTGTTTGATGCAAGAACGGTTTCAATTACTTTAGTAGATCCTGTAATTTCAAAATCACCAGTAAAAGAGGTAGAATCTAAAGATATTTCATAAAAATCTTTACCTTGTATTGGTCTATATTCAACATTATAGATAGAAGCAGAAACTGTACCAATTCCACTTATAAATTGATTTAATGTTGTTCCTTTTAATGAAGTGGTATTTTTTCCAGAAATTTTTTCAACTAAAATATTTTTTGTTACAAAATAATTATTATCAGATGGCCTCAACATATATTCTTGAGGATTTATTGTTTCTATTTCTGTTCCATACAAAATCGAAAAAAGAATTTTAAAAGACTGTGCTGTTCCTTTCGAAGAATAAAAGTCTTTTGCTCTTGATAGAATATTTTGTAAAGAAATTTTTGGAGTAAATTTTCTTTCCTCAAAATCAGGCAAAAACTGATATTTAAATTTTTTAAATATTTCAAAGAAGAATATAAAATTTAAATTTTGCAAAGAACTCCCAGATGTATGCTTTGATGCTTCAGTAATTGAAAAATTTAAAAATTCTGGATTATTATTTTTTTGTAAACTATCAATTCCACTAAATCCACGAATACAACCCAAAAATGAATTTGAAGTTTTTGAAGTATAAGTAATAATTTCATTATCAATTTTAATTAATCCATATTTACTTGGATATCCAATTGTATGAGATACGAAAATAGTATCATCAAAAGATAAAACATCAGAAGTCAATACAGATGGAAGATTTAAATCTATTAATGTTTCACTATTAAAATTTTGTATTTTTTTATATTTTTGAATATTAGATGATAAATCATCTATTCCAGTTTGATGTTCCTGTGATGTATAATATAGATTTAAAAATTCTTGAAAAAGTGGTGATTCTTCATTCAAAAATTCAGGAATTTGTGAATCTAAAATGTGATTAATTTTTATTCTTTTAATTTCCGTCATTTTATCTTGTATAGTTTCCGTTTAAGTAACTCGATGTTGATACATATTCAGTAGCAGAAAGATTTTCTCCTGAAGTAATTGTATCCTCTATAGTATTTACTATAGTATTATTGATATCTATTTGTAAATAAATATCTTTCAATGCAATTACATCATTTGATTCTGGTATTGCTTGTATTTCTATTTTATTATTTGGCAATGATGTAGATACAATATTTACTATATTTAATTTAATTTCTCCTTTTAAATAATCAACTGTTCCTGCATCTGAAGATATTATTGTTGGAACATTATCTATAAGTTTAAAAAATAATATTTTTCCATTTATAGAATTAATTGGATTATCAGTTAAATATAATGTATCGGAAATATCTTTAATTTTAAATCCTGAAGATTTGATGTTATATTTTTCTGTTTTTTGGTGAAATTTATTTCCAAAACATATCTCATACGTAGCAAATTTATTCATTTCTACTGAAAGATCTCTTCTCATTCTAATTTTAGTAATATTTGAAGTAATTGCTCGATTTGTATTATCAATTAAAGTATTTACTTTACTAAATTTAAATCTTCCCCCAAAACTATTTACATCAGAAGATATTGAATAAAAATTTAAAGTATTTAAAACTTGATTTTTAACTATAACTGAATCTGAAATAAATGCTGGATTATAATAAACCGTAGAATCAATTTCAACATATAGATATTTTAAATCAATAAGTTCTGGTTTAATTCCAGCAATTGAATACTGTTTTAGTTTTTTCTTAATTTCGTTTTTTGTAATTTCTGATAAAAAATTACCATTTCTTGGTTTAATTGAAATAAAAACTTTTCCATATTGTGGAGGATCCAATTCTTCTCCCCCATATGCAGTTACAGAATCTATATTCGAATAAAGATAAGGTATTAAACCTTTATAGTCATTTGCAGTTACAGCTCTATATTGAGAAGCATATACTCTTGGGGCAAGATATTTGATTGAGTCTATTGATTCAATATCATCTCCATTTTCTGATGATACCAGTGTAGTAATTAAAGAAATACCACTTGTAATATTAGTTGAGTTATTATCTTTAATATTTCCAGAAAAAGTAAAGTTTGCAGATCCATCCGCAGATTTTCCGTTAGTTACAATATATGAAATATTAATTACACTACCATCTTCTGGTTTTTTTCCTATAAGATCATCACCAAACAAAATTTGATATTTCTCATCTTCAATTTCTTGAATTAAAAATAATTTAGATGTTTTATTTACATTTAAAATATTTTCATATAATGAATATACTTCAGTTGTAGTACCAGTTGTAGTTACACGAATCGTTGATGTATCTACATTTGAATTTGGTATTATAAATTTTTGATTTGATTGACTATAATCAATTGTATATTGTTTTGTCAAATAGGATCCTTCGTAAATATCTAAATTTTCAAAAAATGCAATATTCGAAGTATTTACAGGAACTGTTACATCAGATGGTATTGAGAATATATAATTACCATCTTGAACTGCACCCAATGCAACTGGTCCTGCTTTTAATGTTACTGTTCTAGAATTATATGATTGTGTATTTACTGAAAAACTTATTTTTGCTTTGGAAGCTCTTTTTGAACGAGGCACATAACCAATATTACGAGCATGAGAAACTACATTTTCTCTTAATGTTGCACTATCCAAAAATGCTTCATTTGCCTGCATATTAGTATTATATGCAGTAATATAGGAATTGTATGCAAGAACATCAATCAGAACAGAAAAATTAGATCCTTCAAAATCAAAATCAGTAAAATTAGAATTTGATCTCAGATAGTCTTTAATCTGAGTACGTAAATCATTAAAATCTAAATTGGTAAATTGATTGAAGGACATTATACCCTAGTTGGTTGTAAGATAAACTCTATATTTTGAGTTGGAAATGGCAGTCCAACAATATCATAAGTAATTTTAATGTTTAAATCATTTGTATCGTCTGGGATTTCGATTTCGACATTGCGCAATAATATTCTTGGTTCGAAATTATTCAATAAGGTTGTAATTTCTTCTTCTAAAAAAGAGAATATATCAGAATTTCCTATTTCAAATAATGTATCATCAACCGATGTCCCTATTAGATTATTAAAAAATCTTTCATTTAAACGAGTCCTGACAAGATTTATAACAGATTTTTTAATAGCATCTTCATTTTTTAAAATAATTAAATCATTAGTAACTGGATGTTTCGTAAAAGATAAACTGATATCTTTAAAACTACGAGAAATTGTTACTGCCATTTAAACTTTATTTCTTTATATATCTATAATACTTTTTACCAAGTTTTTCCATAATTTGGTTCCGTTCCATATTCCCAATCATCATAATCTTGATCATTACGAATTTTTTCATGAAGATCAGTTTGTTTTTTTAAATTATGATTGGGTGCCAAATCATGCATAATTTCTTGAATGATTCTTTTTGGTGGTTCTGTTTTATAATCCGTAATCAAATGCGTA